CTTTCGGGTGGAATGATGACCATGGTACAGCGACAGTTAGGATGCACCCTGCCTGGGGTTTCATGCCCACTAGAAAATGTTTCATTCCAGCCAACAACTTCGCCATCTAACTCTGAACAAATTTCACAGGTGCGTTCATCTTGAGCAATAATCCACATCTTTTGTGATTCAACATCTACATAACCTTCTTTAGCCGCTTGGTTCCATCCTTCTTGGCGTCCCTCGTTTTGAGCAATTTGAATCTCTGTACGAGCAATCATTGTTGCTCTTTTACTCTTTAGAGAATCTGAATATCGACTGGCTCTATCCATAGCCTGACTGCGAGCAACTTCTTCTTTTAATCCTCGTTTAAGTAATCTAGCAAACTCATCTTTCTCAAATTTAGTAACTGCATCAGCCCATCGTGGATGAAGTCCAACAACATTTTTAATTCTTCTAGCGGTGGCTCGGTAATCTAATTGCTCATTAAAGGCATCAATAATTGCTCTACGGATTGACTCACGGGTTAATGTGTCAATAGAGGTAATAAGTTCTCCAGCACGGCGACGAGCAAAGGCTAAAGAGTTTGGGTTTGTCTTATTGAAAGACATCTTGAATTCAACTTTAGGTGGCTTAGATTGTGCCCATGCAGGAAGTTTCCATGTTAGCCATTGAGCGTGGGTTTGTTATCTTTACTTTGTCAGGGGTAAAAGCAGGTAAGGCTAACTTAGGTGCAATCTCTTGAATCTGTTTGATTGCTTCATTGCCACCAATATCAATAGAGTTTAATAAAGAATCTTGAATCTTGCTTTGATTAGCGATTGTTATTGCATTAAGCAATCTATTCAAAACTTCAGGGTCAAGATTGCGAAGCAAACTCTCTAATTGTCTTAAAGAGATTTTATCCGTGGCTCGCTGAATAGATTGATAAAGAGTACGGGCGAGCGCTTGCTCCTCAGGTGTTAAAGGTATGCGCCTAGGTCTTTCGGCTTTCGCAAAACGAAATGGCATTTTTAACCAACTTCAGGGGCGGGTGGATTCAATCCTTCGGGTGTTGGTGGAGGTGGAGGTAATTCTTCTTCACCAGCGCCATCGGCTTCTTCAGGTTGCGGAGGTAATACCGAAGCTTCAGGCATTGGAGGCATACCAAAATTTTGTCCATCGTGTTCAGCAGGTGGTAATCCAGCCAAGTCTCGTAGATACTCTTCCAACTTAGGGTCAGGAACAAGAACGCCAACCTGAGCCAAGTTAGAAACAAAGGCTGAGATTTCATTCAAATCAACATGGCTTACTTCGCCATAAGTTAGATAAGGGGCACGGGATGGATTCATTCCGTTAAGTTTTAGCAATCTTGGAATCGCATATTGGTTCATTACCTCAGCGATATTTTTAGCGATTGAATCAACTGCCATTGACCACAAATCCATCTTGGAGGTTCCAAGAGCGTATGAGCCAACTCGGTCAGAGCCAAGAAGAATAAAGTCAGAAAGAATAGACATAGAAATTCTTTGGTCATATCTTTGAATAATCTTGTCTGTGTCGAACTGACGGCTTCCGCCTGATGATAATAAAACTAAATCAAATACTTTATGTCCAGCATCATCGTACATAGAAGGCATAACAATTCCTTCTTGCTCATTACGCTTGATAGAGGTAACGATATTTTGGATGGATGCTAGAACTGCCGCTTGCTCTGCGGTTGCTGTCGAAGATAAGAACTCAGGTGGTACATAGGCGACTGGTAAACCTGCTAAGTCACGCTCAATACCGATTGCTTCAATCTCTTCAATACGGCGCTTGAAATACCAAGGGCGGTAAGCATTACGAAGAATGGAGCGACCTTCAGGGTTATTCTTTTGTGAAGATGTACGGAATAACAAAGACTTCTCAATCGGGATGGCGTGGGTTCCGCCCGTTGATGGGTCTACTTGAATCATTCCTTGGATGCCACCTTTCTGTGGGTCGTTTACATCTCCGCCTCGAACTTTGTAAACAATCTCATGATATGAATAACCAAAAATTAACATTGACAACATTTGGGATAGTGTTGAATCCCAAGAATCTGACATATCGTTTAAGCAAGATTCTACGAATGTCGCTACTTCTTTGTCCTCTTTAGTAATCTCTCCATCTTCAGAGCCGTCAGAGAATGGGTCTACACGCCATTCAAGACGAGTAATAACTTTTTCGATTGCGAATAACATCGAGCCAATAGTCGGGTCATTGTCCGCCATCTCTCGGTAAACTTTTGCTCCACGAATACCTCGTAGATTTACTAAGAATTCTTCATATACCGTTCCACCTGAACGGCGTAAACCCGTGGCTCCGAGTTCGGTTAAATCGGGGGTTGGTTTGTCTGCCATCTATACCTCTCGACTACTATTTATCTTTGTTGGCTAATCCAACAACGATAGAAATTGCCTGTTGCTCGTTAAACCCTGCGTTCACCAACTCCGAATATAATTCGTGAGACTGGATAGCAAAAGCCCCGAGCATAGAGACGACACCATCACGGTTCGGCGAAAGGTTATCGTACACCCGTCGATTATACCGTTAAGCGAATTTAGCCTTTTTATTCTCCGTCTAAGACTAACTCAAAAGAGTTTATTCTTTTGGATGTTAGGTCATTAAAAGATTTAAGAGCCAAATCTCTGTCACCAACTTGAGCAAAGAGACGATTCTCTAACTCATTGCCATTGACATCGTAACGGCGGAAATAGATGTGATAAGGCAAAAACTGTTGTGTAATGTTTAATTCAATCTCCACATATTCTTTCGGAGCAATCTCCTTTGAGATATATGGCTTACCGTTTGAATCAACAACAATTTTTGAGCCTTGTAATTTCTCCGTAAAGAAATCTACCCATATTGCCATTTCAACCCCCTTCGAGAGTTTATTAACCCCAATAATACTACATCAGGGTTAGAAAGGGAACGATTCAGGAACCGTTGCGTCGGCTTTCCAAGTAGGCGCAGTCCAAGGGTCTACCTCTGTATCTCCCTCAGCATTACGGCGAACATCGACTACTTGAACTATGTGTCGCTTTAAGTCCACTCCAACATTAAAAGCGGTGACCGTCATCCGTCCTTTTTTCTCACCAGTTTTTTTATCATCCCAAGATTCCCAAACTGCGGTTCCTTGGATAATTACACCCATTCCCTTTTTCAAGGAATCGGCTACATTCTCTGCAAGTTTGTTCCAGCACTTAATTGACCATGGAGTTACATCGGTATTTTCCCAAGTGCCATCGGGTTTTTTCTGTGACTTAGAAGAGATGATTGTGAAAGTTGCCATTGCTTTACCGTTTGGAGTAAAGCGCAACTCAGGGTCGCTCGCTAAGTTTCCTGCTATTGCTATTGCTGTCATGCTGTGTGCCTTTCATTGGTTATTGGTTTGGCGATTATGTTTAGTTTTTTTCTCATTATGTCTCGCTGATTTAGTGTTGTTCCACCCCAAATCCCTAACACTCTGTAATGTAACGCATAGGTAAGACATTCATCTTGCCAGTAGCATCCCTTACAAATTTTTTTCGCTATTGCATATTCGGTACTAACTCCTCCATCATCATTCGGGAAGAAGTAATTCGTCTCGATTCCCCAACAACTCGCTCCCTCGAACTTCCAAGGCATAACTATTTTCTTCAATAGAGTCCTCTCCGACAACTAGACGATTAGGGGAAGTGGCATCTAACTTAGCCAAAATTCTTCCATTGCGCCACACTTTTCCAGCAACAATTCCGTCATAGTGATTAGTCTGAGGCTGAACTAGAGAGTCACACTCTTGCCAAAATTTACATCTTGCACAATATGAAAGTGCGGGTTGGGCTAAATCAATTTGATATTGGTCAAAGAGCCAAGGGTCGGCAGAGCGACATGGAGCATCATTAACAAAATCAGGTAAACCCATGTTGAAATTCTACTGCTTTATTTGTCAGAATCTTTTATTACAGTTTTGCGTGTTGCCCATTCTCCAAAGCGCTCTCTGATTAAATCGTTAAGTAAATCTTGTCTCTCTTGTTCACTCATTATTTGGTTTGTCTCTGAGTCCGACATCATCATTGCCCTCCCAATTCTTTAGTCCGTGATGAACTAATCCCAAGTGTCGCCAATCAGGATTTTGGTCATCGGCAAGTGTTAGCGTCCAATAATCTTTTTCGCCCTCGCCCATCCATTCAGAAACTAAAACCCATCCTGTACAGATAGCGGGTTCAATAAAAGCGATGCGCCCGATTTGAGCGAGCGCATCGTCAATTAGTGAAGGCTTTTTTTCTTCTTCCATTCAGGAAGGTTAGTACCAATTATTTTTTTCCCAAAAGCGCCACGCCGAACAAGGATTGGAATAGCGACTTTCGATATAAACGAGTCCACGGGTTACTTGCTCCTCGACTGATAGGTCGGGGTCAAGCCCTAGTATCTGTGGGATACCACCAGCATGAAGTTTTTCTCCATTCTGATACACGGGTTGTTTGTTGTAAGCATTGGGACGCCAATTTGACTCTTTAGTCCAAAGAGATAGGAGGCACTCCCACTCAACAGGTTTTTTCCAGCCGTAATCATCAAGGCGATTCTTAGCAAACTCTTTAGCCGCTTCAGGTGTGCGTTCCACCAGTATTGCTTTAATGACTGGTTTTTCTTCAGCCCTTGCTACTGGGTCGGGCGGAATGTGGAACGGATTGATAATGATAATTCCAAGAACGAAGATGAAACTCGGAATTGGTTTGAAAATGTTTTCATAAAATCGCATATTCCTCCATTGTTAGGAGTGAACATTTATTCGTTACTGGTTGTAACGCTTCTATGTTGCCAGTATCGGACTGACCTCACTTTTAGAAGTAGGTGTTTTGCGACCTGCAATTAGGGTACATCATCAAGATGAATAGGTGTCAAGGATGTTGGGGCGCTCGGTGGGGGCGCACTTACATCGTGCTTGAGAGAGGACGGACGCACGACTGGCATCAACCCCACCGAACTTGGGTACCCGTGTAAAGAATACCCTACATATATCGTAGAAAGGTTTACGATATAAGACTCATCCCGCCAATCTAAGAAGCGACTGACGGGATGAATTCAGTTTTCTTACTTAGTCAAGTCTGCTACCAGCGCTCGCATTGATTCCGTAACTATTTAGAACCTTAGCGAAGGCACCAGCAAAAGCCTCTTTTCGAGTTATTGACTGACCGAATTCTCTAACCCATATTTCGAATCCGCCGTAATAACCTTTACTTCCAGCATTGATGCTCTTTAGATAAGTCACGAAAGCACCTCTCGCTGGAGAGATATTTACCCACGCAAACCCGCAAGCACCCTCAGAAACAAAATAAGTTTGCTTCTTAAAATCTATATCGTTGCCAAGTGGTGTAGTAGGTTGTCCAACAATCATTGGTGTTGGAATGGCTTCTTTGCCAGCCTGTAAGCCAGCGGCGTAAGCCTCTTTGTAAATGCGAGCGCACTCACGCTTGCCCAATTTTTTAACTGGGGCTTCAACTACTTGAGTCATGTGTCCTCCTCTCGGACAATTCCAAGTATATCCTACTGGGGTTTGGAAATCAAACTGAACATGCGAGCCTTTTTTCTAGCACGGCGCTTATCGGCTTCCTCGGCAAGCGCCTTTTCTAGTTGCGCCCTACGAATAGCCCTTAATGAGCCTTCAGAGACCCGTAGAGGCTTGTTTGAGCCTAGGCGTGATAGTAGATTCATTAGAACCACTTCCCTGTCTCTATTGACCCCACAATGCCAAAAGCAAGCAAGATGAAGAATACGAAGGCTATGCCCTCAACATTTTCAGCCCATCGAAGCATCAGCCTCACAGATAAAGCAATAAGGTTTACCTTTGACGAAGGTAATTCTGAACTCGCTACCGCATGTGTAACATTTCATTTTTTCACCTCGCATATAACCTCGGATTCACCACGACCTAAAAGAACTGCCATGATGTCTGACTTTGGAACCTTCCTCTCTAAGATGATTCCTTTCTTGCCAAAACGATTGGCAAAAAACTTTGCTTTGGATTTATCTAGTGTCCAAGACAATCCATCTTCATTCAAACCTTTTTGGCATCCTCGATAAATCGTTACCTGATTAGAAAGCGAGCGCAAGATATTGTCTTCCTCCTCGCCCATCATGTAATGACGATTAGGGCGCTTTGAAGCCAGCAACTTTTTCCACTCATTGAGGTATGCGTATTGATTCTCTGTATCAATCCACACATCGCTAAGAAGTCTCCAGTAATCGGTATCGCTTAATTTGTCAGCAATCTTGATGAAAGCCTCGACACGGTAAGGGCGTTCGAATAACCAAACAAATTGTTTGTAATTTTTATCCGCAGTTGCTTTTTCTACTGCAATTCTTTTCTGTTCGTAATAGGCATTAGCACTACCGTTCGAGAAGAATGGAACTTGATAAACAAGCGGATGGCGCAACATCAACCAGCCCTCGCTACTTTGTTCTAAGTATGGAACTAGGTCAGGATGAAGTGTTTCGTTCTGCTCGGCAATTATCTTTGCCATTAAGTCTTCGACTTGCTTCATCGATTCCCCCTCTTCTTGAACTTATTTTCCAAGATTTTCAACTGCTGGTCAAATGACACGCCGTTCTTCTCTGCAAGGTTTTGACAGATGATTTCATTGACCTGCTTTTTAGATTCCTGTGATTCAGGGTTACTAGAATTCAAAATCCAGTATTGGTTGTTAAGCCATTCTGAAACCGCTGTTCTCTCGGTCTTAATTACCTGTGTGTA